TAAATATTATTAATTTATTTAAATAAACAATTTAAACCTATAAAAATTATTATAATAAAAATGTCAAAACCATTAAACATAATTATTGTTGAAAAATCTGGTATATTGAAAGTATTATCTATTAAAGACTATAAAGAAGAAGAACTATATAAAAAATGTGGTTTCAAAAAAAAAGAAGATTTTATTAAACAAAATGAATGGACAGTAAAATATGATAATAAAAAATATTTTATTGAAGTATATGCAAAAAAAAATGGTCGCGCAAATTCTGAAAATAAATATGATTTTCCACCACCAATAGATTCAACATTATTTTTTGGTAATTGTGCAATTTTAGCATTTATAAAAAAAGAAGATAATACAAATTTATATGTAGATTTAAGTTTAGAATTATGGAACAAAATTTATGAAAAATTATTTGGTGGATTTGAAGATTTATCAACAACTGCTATAGAAGATGAAAATGAAGAAGATGAATTAGATAAAATTCCTAAAGAAAAAAAAACAAAACAAGGATATTTAAAAGATGGTTTTGTTGTAGATAGTAGTGATGGTGATGAAGATATTAGTGAAAGTGATGATGATGATGAGAATGAATATGATAATGAAAATAGTTCTGAAGAACTACTTGAAGATAATGATGATTGTGATGTTATTATTGATTTAGGTTCAGAATTAAGTGAAGATTCATATGATGATGAAAGTGATGAAGATGAAGATGAAAAATAATTGTTTAAATTTAGTTTATTTATATATATTATAATATAAATTTTATAATATATGGAAAATTATTTAAATAATTATGATAACTTTGATAAAACACTTGTATATGATTTTCAAATATGTAATGGTGGAATAGGAGATTGTATTAAATATTTTTGTTATGCATTGCAGTTATGCATTAAAAATGATATAAAATTATATTATTTAATAAATAATATTCCAATTGAAAAGTATTTAAAATTAAAATATGAAAAAATGTATATTGAAAAAGAAAATATTTTTCAAAAAGAAAATATTTCAGAAACAAATAAAATTTATTGTTTAGATATACCAAATATAAAACCAAATAGTTACAATATTGTTTATCCACAAACATTTTGGTACACTTTTTCTTATGATAATTTAAGCATACCTATAGAAGAAATATTTGACTTTGTTGATGAAATTAAAATGAATAGTAAAATAATGCTTTTAAATAACATAAACAATTATATTTCTATACATTTACGTCTTGGTGATGTATATCTTATTCCAAGTTATATTCAAGGTATGAATGATATAAGACATTTTGATGAGGAAAAATTATTTCATTTTATTGAAAATTTAGACAAAGATAAAAATATTGTTTTTTTTTGTGATAATAATGATTATAAATTAAAAATAAAAAACAAATATAATCATATAATTATAACAAATTGTAATATTGGTCATACTACTCTAACTCTAAATGATACATCAGAAAATCAAGTATTAGATACAATGACAGAATTTTATTTACTTACAAATTCTACAGAAATATATATGGGTTCAGAGTCTGGTTTTCCTATAATAGCTTCAAAATTTAAAAATATTCCTTTACATAAAATAATATATTAGAGTAACAATAAATTATATATAAAAAATATTTTGTATTTGCATTATATTTAAATAAAAATTGATATTGATTTAAATATATTTTATAAAATATAAAATATAAAATAATGAGAATTCGTAAAATAAATGATCCAGAAAAATTTCGTTTAAATATTCGTAAAATTTTAAATGACAAAATAAAAAATGAAAAAAATAGTACAAATTTAGAAAAAGGAATTTTTAATTATACTTTAAAGGAAGCAGAAAATCGTAAAATTATAAAAAAATGGGATAATAATTATTTTATTCAAATTTATTTAGATCATTTACGTAGTATTATTTGTAATTTAAATGATACAATTATTAAAAATATGAATGATGGAAGTATAAAATCACATATGGTTGCTTTTATGACACATCAAGAACTTTCACCTGAAAAATGGCGAGAATTAATTGATGCAAAAAGTAAACGAGATAAAAATAAATTTGAAACAAACATGGCAGCAGCGACAGATACATTTACTTGTCGCAAATGTAAAGGAAATAAATGTACTTATTATCAAATGCAAACTAGATCAGCAGATGAACCAATGACAACATTTGTAACATGTATTGATTGTGGTGCTAGATGGAAATGTTAAATAAAAATTATTATAATGAAATTTTTATATTTTGTATTTTATTGTTTTTATATTATTTGAAATAATGAATATAATAAAATTTTTATTTTCTTGATTTTCTATGTTTTCTTGATTTTCTATGTTTTCTTGATTTTCTTTGTTTTCTTGATTTTCTATGTTTTCTTGATTTTCTACCACCTAAACTCGTACCAAATGTTCTAGTAAAATTTCCTTGACTCGTTTCTTGAATTTTTTTTTTAACTAAATTACTTAAATCAGACGCTGATATATTTCTATTATTCTCTAATTGTTCATAAGCGTAAGTAATTCTATCTTTTAAATTTACTAGATCTTGATCATTTTGTCTTCCATTATTTTTATAACGTAAAAAAATTTGTTGAAATATTTTACAAATTTCAGGTTTTTCTTCACAAAATTCATTATTACCTAAAATATCATAATAAAATGTATTATAATCATCATCTATTTTAGATTTATCAATAAATAAATCATTAATATTGTTTTCCATTTATATATTAAATAAATATTTTATTGTTAAAAATAACAAAATTAATAATATTATAAAACACATAATAAAAAATAAAAGGCGATATCTTAAATAAATAAAATAAATTGGTTCTTTTAATATTAATAAATCATCCGTATGTTTATTTTCTTCATAAATATAATATTTTAGAACATCATCAGGAAAAGTTGTCGCTACTTTTCTTAAGAACATTGCATATTTGTTTTTTTCTAATTCTGTATTAATAAATATAATAGAATTATCATCTGCAATTTTAAAAACATAAGGACTTGTAGGACTACTCATTCTTTTCCAGTCTGTAATATGTGTTACATATGAAATTACATTATTTGTATTTAATTGTTTACATATATATAAAATAATTGCAAACAAACTTTCATTCGCTAATCCACCATTGCAAATAGTTTCTGTAATTTTTGGTTGTTTATACATAAAATTAATAATTTGCGCTACATTTTTTCTTTTTAAAACAAACCAAGGATCATTTGCTAAGTGTAATTTTTCTGGTAATAACGCCAAATTTGCTCTTTTATGGTAGTAAACATTCCACCAAGCAGTTCTCCAACTCATAATACTTTTATTATAATTTTCATAAAATAAATGTCTAAATTTTTTAGGAGAAATAATTGGACAACAAGAATCTGTTAAAAAACAAAACCATTGATTTTCTTTATCATGTTTAAATCCATATTTCATTAATGAAACATATGCAGGTATTACATAAAAATAACTTGTTTCGCGTATGTAATCATATGGTAAAGCATGTTTAAGAATCCATTCTGACTTTATTTTTGTTATATCTTTATAAAAAAAATATACATTTATAATATCTTCATTTTGGTTAATCCATTGTTTCCATATTTCTTCTTTGTTTAATATGTGTTCATAACTAATAATAAAACATAAAGCAATTTTCATTATTATTATTATATATAATTTTATTTTATTATTTAAGTACGTTAATTATTAATTATTATATTATTATTTTATAAAAATGTCATTAACTTGTGTTTCATGTTTTTTTCCTGTCTATAATAAACATTACAGTTTAGAATGTTACCCTAATTGGTTTAAAAATACTTTAAATATTAATTGTCCTTATGTATTTTTTACAGATAAAAATACAGTTGAATTGATTAAAAATTTTAGAAAAAATTTACCAACTTATTATATTATATGTGAAATTCAAGACTTTAATACATATAAATATAAAGATAAAATGATTACAGACCATTTTAATTGTCCTTCCGTTGAATTAAATTTAATTTGGAACGAAAAAATTTTTATGATACAAAAAGCAAGTGAAATAAATCCTTTTGATAGCGACTGGTTTAAATGGATAGACGCTGGAATATGTTGTTATCGTGATGAACCACCACCAAATAAAATATTTCCTAATAATTATAAATTAAATGCATTACCTAAAGATAAATTTATTTTTACATCAACTGACTGTCCATTACCATATTTTGAAGAAGAAGTTACAAATACAAATTATTATCATTATATATGCGCTACAAGTTTTATTTTACATAAAACTTTTATTAATACATTTACTAATTTATATAAATTTTATTTAGATAAATTAATTGATAAAAATAATTTATGGACAGAACAAGTTATTTTAACCCATATTTATAAATATCATAAAGATTTATACTATCAGATAGGCGGAGGATATGGACAACTTACTTTATATTTGTATGAAGATTAAAATGAAATAATTTCTAAATCTTTTAATTTCCAATACTCAAATGCGCCACCTGGAATAGGTCTACGAATAATAAATGGTATCTTTTTTTCTTTTAATTCTAATTCTGCAATGATATAACTATCTATAATATTTTCAGGTACTCTAATTAATGGTTTTGAACCGGTTTCTATTTGTTTCGCTCTTTGTCCTAATATTCTTGTTTTTTCATATTTTGTGAGAAAAGGAAGTGTTTTATGAAATGGGTCAATAATAATATTAGAACTATTACGAATTACATGTGATAATTTTTCAATTTCATCATAATTATTATGTAAACATTCTGGATGAAAATCTACAATATAATTTTTGGTAATTTCATTATCAAATTTTTGCAAATAATTATCATCTATATCATCTACATCATCATCATCTATAATAATTTGATTTTTTTTTGTTTTTTTTACTCCTCCTGATATTATTTGTTTTTCTTGAAAAATTTTATTTTTATTTTCAATATTTTCTTCATCTGAATCATCATCTGAATCAATGTTTAGGTCATCTTCATCTAATTCAGAATCGTAATCTTTATCTTCATTCAAATTAATTGAATCATTATCTTCATCTAAATTTATTTGCATTTCTGGATTTGTATCATCAGGATCAGCGTCGTCTTGATCTACTATTTTAATATTTTCTTTTATTTTAAAAAGAGGTTTTTCATTATTAATAGAATGTTCACTTTCTGAACTACTATCACTATCAAAATAATCTTCTTCAATATCACTCATTGCTTAATATATTAACTAAAGATAGTTTTAATACAATTTATTCAATTTTTTATTATATTAAAAAAAATATTTTTATATTTTTAATATAATATTTATTTTTGATTATATAAATTTACTTTGATTATGTAAATCTATGTTTGATTTGCATTATTTGTTTGCCAAATTGTATCACAGTCGCTGCATAAATACACATATTTCATATTAGTATCATCATATCTGATAAATATAATTTCTCTATTTTTTTGTTCAGTATTAGTAATGCATTCTGCATTTGGACACAAAATAGTAGTAATTCTAGGTAAAGTAGGATCTAATTTTGTATATTTATTTATAATATGATGAAATGTTTGCTCTGTTTTTTTAATCTGAGTTTTAGAAACACAAATATTTTCTATAGCGAGTAAATTATCTTCATCACCGCAGTTACGACAATAATAAATAAGTGTATTTGAATCATCACCATTAATTCTTATATAATACATATTAGAACAAACTTTACAAAAATGCATATTTAATATATATTAATAATTAATTATTTATTTATTTCAATTTTGTTTTAAATATTTAATTCATTTTTTTACGTTATATTAAAATATATAATATAATAA